ACCATCAACGGCGAAACCGTGCGTGTGGTCAACAAAGCCCAGAACACCCGCTTCCGCTTTGCGGCGGACACCTCGATGGCAATCGTCAAAGGCGTGACCTACTGCGCCAGCGTGCTTTACAAACTCAATTCCGGCACCGACCGTTTGTTCTTGCAGTTCGAGACCCTCAACGGCAGCACCCGAACCACTTATGCGGCTGCATTTAAGGAAAACCAGCAGGACATTGCCCTGGAAAACGGCTGGAAAATGCGGTACGCCGTCTTTACCGCCACTGCGGACGGTTACGCCGATCAACTTTTTGTAAGCACCACCGATGATTTCAGCACCGTCACCTGCGACATCACCCTGATGCACCCGATGGTGCAGATGGGCAACGCACCGACCGCGTGGAACGCCAGCAGCGGCGACTACCTGACGCAGGAAAGCGCCAAAAGCCTGTTTTCGCAGACCGCTGACGAGATCAAAACCGAGGTCACCAAGTCAGTGACCGAAACGGTAACGGCCAACGTGAAGGATACCGCCACCAGCGCTGCCAATGATGCCGTTGACAGCAAGCTGCAGGATTATGCCACCACAGCAACGGTGGAGAGCCTGAAAGAGGATGTCTCCAACATCAGCCAAAAGGCGGACGGTATCAGCACCAAAGTCAGCAGTCTGGAAGAAACCACCACGACCATTTCGGACGACCTGGACAGCACAAAGCGGGAGTTCAAGACCGTTAAAGAATCGGTATCCGCGATTGACCAGAAAGCCAACAGTATCACCCAGACGGTAACGCAGCGGATCACCGGCGGCAACAACATCATTACCGGCACGGACGACTGGAACAATGCGACCCTGGATGCAGGCGGCAATGCCACCAGCAAAACAGGCAGCTACACCATCAGCGGCGAATCCGTTCATGTGACCAATAGGGCGCAGAACACCCGCTTCCATTTTGGTGCGGACAAAACGCTGGTGATTGCCAAGGGCATGACCTATTGCGCCAGCGTACTGTACAAGCTCAACTCTGGCACGGACAGCCTGTTTTTGCAGTTTGAGACCAAGAGCAGCAGCGGCACAAAAAGCTATTACGGCTCCGCGTTCAAGCAGGCCCAGCAGGACATTGCGCTGGATAATGGCTGGAAGCTGCGCTGGGCAGCCTTTACGGCGACCGCTGACGGCTATGCAGACGGTCTGTTCGTCAGCACTGCAAATGACGGCACCACCGTTACCAATGACCTGACCATCATGCACCCGATGGTGCAGATGGGCAACGCCCCCACCGCGTGGACGGCCAGCACCGGCGACTATCTGACCACCGCCGAAACCAAGACCGAGATCAAACAGACGTTTGACACCATCAAGCTGACGGCCAGCACAAGCGGAACCAGCAGCACCATCAAGCTGACGGCAGGTGGAACAGAGATCACCAGCGCACAGATCAACCTATCCGGCGTGGTGACATTTTCTGACCTTAGCACCTGGAACCAGGATAAGACGATCATCAACGGCGGCAACATTACCACCGGGCAGATACACAATCTCAACTACACCACGGTGTACGACCTGGACAACGCCTGGATACGGATGGGCACCAGCGACGGGAACCGGGTGTACATCGACAAGAGCGGCATCCAGTGGTACGGGGGCACCGCCACCAGCAGCGGGATGTCGCAGGGGGTGATCCAGAACGGGCTGAAAACCACGACGGAGGGCGACACCACCATTTTCTGCGCGGACACCCGCTACCAGAAATACGGATGGTGGCACGACAGCAGCTTTCAGGGCATCACGATCGAGCAGGTGGACAACAGCGTGGGGTGCAGCGGAAAACTGGAGGTGAACCAGGGCATCCAGTGCCGTTCCCTGAGCGCGTGGGACGCCAAGAACCGCATTGTACGCACCGATTTTGGAAACCTGGCCATCAACGCGGTGGAAAGCCCGGAGCCGATGTTCTGCGATGCGGGCAGCGGCGAGTGTGATGAAACCGGCCTTTGTTACATCGCAACCGAACCGCGCTACCGCGAGACCGTGAGCGAAACGCAGGATTTGCGCTGGGCGCTGACCCCGACGGGCGCAAGCGCCGCGCTGTGGGCCGAGAAAACGGCCTTTGGCGCAGTGGTTCACGGCCCGGCGGGCCAGCGCTTCGACTGGGTGTGCTGGGGCGTGCAGCGCGGCTTTGAGGGCGTGTACGCCGACGTGAGCGACGCCAAATACCCGGAGGAAGAAAACCAGGGCGCGTACCTGTTGGACGCGGCGCAGACGGAAGCGGCGGTGAGCTTGCCGCTGACGATAGAAGAAGCGAGCTGAAAGGAGATTTGACCATGAACAAAATCACAGGCTTTAGCGTGCTGACGACCGGCGAGGGGGAGCGGGTGACGCTCTCTTACAGCGTGCTGGACGCAGACGGCAACATTGTGAGCACCAACAACCGCAAGAACTACGTTGTACTGGACGAGGACGTGCTGACGGCGATCGCCGCCATCCGCACCGACGCGGCGGCGCATTTGGAGGGCTGAGATGAAGAGCATTGACAAGCGCGTGCGGGAGCTGCGCAGGGCGGTGGAGGGCACGTTCAACCGGTACGGGCTCAGCCTGGCAGTGGACGAGCTGGTGCTGGAAAACATTTTGCAGGCCGTGCGCGCGCAGATGCAGCAGGACGCGGACGAAGAGCCGAAGAAACAGGACGCGACGGCACAGGCTAACCTCGCAATCGCGCGGATGACGCAGGCGCGGAGCAAGGGCGACCAGACCGAAAGCGCGCCGACTGATGACGTAACGAGAAAGAGGTGAACTCCATGGCATCCATCTGGCAGATCACCCTGTCCGGCTATGACGCGCAGGCCGCGTCTGAAAGCGGGCAGAGTGCGACCGGAAAAATCGCCCTTGGCACCTGGGGCAGCTATGGGCATGAAACCATCCAGGTAACTTTAGCCGAGCCGTGGGATGTTTGTACTTTGGTGACGGCGACCTTTTGGCCGACCTATCCTCCCGACCACTGGGACACGCCTGGCATTCGCGTGGCGCTGGGTACGGACGGCCTGCTGACCGTGCCGCCGGAAGCGACGAACCGGCCAACGCAGACGGGCCGAGTTGTGTTTGAGGGCTTAGCCGACAACAAAAAAATTATCAGCGCGGATGTGCGCTACACGGTGCGCGACCACGCACCGACCGGCGGCACTGAGAGTACCGCCACGCCAAGCCTGCTGGAGCAGCTCTTGACGCAGACCGGCAGCAACGCGCAGGCCGCGGCCCAAAGTGCGGACGCGGCAGCCAAGAGCGCCAGCGCGGCGGCCGAAAACGCGGATGCGGCCTCTGCCAGCAAAACGGCAGCGGCGACCAGCGAGGGCAACGCAAGTGCCAGCGCCGATGCTGCGGCCAAGAGTGCCGAGATGGCGGCGGACAGCCAACAGGCGGCCAAAGCGTCCGAGGCTGCCGCGCAAAAAAGCCAGCAGGCGTCCGAGGCTGCCGAAGGCAAGGCGGACGCCGCAAAGGATAACGCACAGAGCAGTGCCGAGGCCGCTGCCAAAAGTGCAAGCGCTGCAGCTGGCAGCGAGTCCGCAGCGGCAGAAAGCGCTGCTGCCAGTGCTGCCAGCCAAGCGGCGGCAGCGGCCAGTGAGTCCAATGCCGCGGTCAGTGAGACCAACGCCAAAACCAACGCGGATGCCAGCGCCAAAAGCGCCGAGGCGGCGGCAGCGTCAGCCTCAGCTGCCGCCGACAGCGAAAAAAGCGCGAAATCCAGCGCGGACGCAGCCTCTGCCAGTAAAGCGGAGGCGGCTAACAGCGCCAGCGCCGCGGCCACCAGTAAAACGGCAGCGGCCACAAGTGAGAGCAACGCCAAAACCAGTGCCGATGCTGCGGCCAAGAGCGCCAGCGCGGCGGCGAGCAGCGCGAACTCTGCCGCAGGCAGCGCTACCACCGCAGCCGACAGCAAAACCGCCGCCGCGACGAGCGAGGCCAACGCCAAGGCCAGCGCGGACGAGGCAGCGGCTAGCATGAAGGCAGCAGCCGCAAGTGCGCTGGAAGCGGCGGGCTATGCCGGGCTGGTAAACATCGGCTGGGCAGTGGACAAAAGCGACGGTCATTTATCCATGATCTATACAACAGACACAGACTAAGGAGGGCAAAACCATGTCAACGCAAGTAGTTGACTTAGTGCGGGACAGCACGATGCAAAAGATGCAGGCGGAGCTTGTGGCCGTCCACAAAGCCAGCGTGCTGGCCAGCGGCAGCACAGCAGCCATCGACCAAATGTACAACGCGCTGGTGAACAACGCCAGCACAGTGGCCGAAGTGAACGGCCTGTTTGTACAGTGGTGGCGGGCCAACTGGACGGAAGGCACCACCACCCGCAACGAACTTTTAGAGCGCTGGTTCGGCACCGTGCTGGACGATGACCGTGTGCATGGCGTCAAATTCCCATTGTTTGCCACGAGCAACACCGCCATTGGCGAACTGACCGATGACAGCGCGGGGCTTGCCTGCACACCGTCCACCGAAGCAACGGCGGAGCAGGACGACTTTGCCCACCTGCCGCAGTTTTGGAGCCTGCTGGTCGCCGCCGAGAAAAACGCGGACGGCAGCCACACGATCTACGCCGTCGAGTTTATCGACAGCTATGACGAGGTACGCGGCGGCACACACCTGTGCTGGGCGCTGCAAAAAAATACATACACCCGCGAGTGGAACGAGGATGGTTACCGCTACTTCAAAATGCAATGCCGCCCCGCCACAGGCTATGACACATGGCCGCAGGGCACTGACCGCACGGGCAAGGTCCACGCCTACATCGGCAACCCGGCCTATTGCGCCGGGCTGGATGCTAATGGGTTGATTACCTGCGGCACTGGTCTGCCCCCTGTAAACTACAGCAGCCACAGCAATGATGTAACGCTGTGGCGCAAGCGAGGGGCGCAGTACAGCGGGGCCTCCGGCAACCTGCTGAAGTGGCAGCTGGCCATGGTGTGGTTGAAGTATTGCCGCAAGGGTAACAGCGGCACCATTGAGGGCTGCAGCAGCTACAGCTACCAGTACAAGGCCGCCGTGGCGGAAACCGGCGTCACCCGCGTGCTGCTGACCGAGGCGCAGGCCAACAACCTGCTGGTGGGCAGCAGCGTAAATGTGGGCGATGTAGGTACCGGAACCAGCACCGACCGTGGCGTGCCGTCCATGTACAAGTTTGCGAAAAATGCCCGCATCAAGAGCATTGAGAGCGTGAGTGTGGGCGGCACCACCTACAAGGCCGTGAACATTGATGTGGCAACACCGTTTGATGTCACCACAGGCACCTACATCAGCACTATGCCGTACTGGAGCGGGTGGAATGACACGGTGCAGGGCTATGACGGCAGTCGGTACAGCCCGACGAGCGGCAAGGAGCCGGGGCTAATCCAGCGCACCGAGTTCCAGACCGGCTCTTATCTGATTTTGTCGGACGAGCTTTGGCAGTGGGGTCAGGACAGCGACGGCAATTACACGTTTGACCGCTATGTCTGCCACGACCAAAGCAAGGTGAACGGCAGCAGCATTACCAGCGATTACACCAAGCAAGAGGATTTGACGCTGGTGCTCCCCGCTGGGAGCAGCAGCGGCTGGTGGTACATTGAGGATACGGCAGTGGCAGAGGATAAAGCAGTTCTGTGGCCGGATACCGTTAGCACGGTAGCCGGTAGCGGTACCGGGTGTAAGGCTGGCTTCTACGTTGGTCTGGCAACGAGTGGGGTCCGTGCCGCGTGGGCCTGCTGCACCCTTAATTACGATGGTAATGCG